TTCCCAGTAATACCAACTTTTACACTTAGGACAACGAACTTGACAATGCTCCTCTTGTTCTAAACCAACAAGTTCAATTAAATCGTCATGCTCTGCATATTCTTTAGACTTATGCCCACAATCATCACATTTCATTAGTGCGTCTGCGTCCATAATTTGCCACTCATTACTTTTTAATAGTTTTGACGGCAACAAATTATTCCCATCATAAACTGGAGATGATTTTATTTTTTCCATGACTAGAACTTACAATATCCCATTTAAATAAGATACAAAAAAAATAGATTATATGTTCATTTTGGGTTTTATTCATCTACTTAGATCTACGAACTCTTTGGTCTAGACGGACGAATATATAGTCATATTTAATTGAAAATAGAAACTTTGCGGGTATTAGGATAATAGGGGGTAATGTTCAATGCATAAATAATACAACCTAAACGTGTGGGGGTCTAATTTTCTACTATATAGATTATCTAGACCCCTATGCACTTTTTTCGAATCAACCCCCAAACTGGTGTATCTGGTGTATCCGATGATTATTATTGTTGTATATCAACACTTATAATCGATTCTATGGTGTATCCGTAGGTGTATCCGTGGTGTATCTAGATACACCACTTTTCGTAATATTCCTTGCGTAGTGCAAAAATGTTGATTTAGGGTAACTAGTATGGGGTTAAAATAATCTATATAATAGATTTTGGTGGATGGTAAAACTCGAGACTTATATTTGATCTTGATAACATCCACCCCAAAAGTTATATAAAAACATGAAAAGTTACAAATATTTTGCTGGTGGTTTAATTAAAGGTATAGGTGGCCAAGCCATAAAAAACTTTATGAAGTCGCCTATGTATAAAAATACTATATCTAGAAAGATGTCGGAGCTTGCTACTAAATATAGTACCAAAGGAGCTACTACATCGAGTCAGAAAAAATTTATTAAACAAACTAAAAATTTAATGGAAAAAGAAGCAAAAGCGGGTGCATTAATGGACTCCATGAAGTCTACAGTAAAAGCGTTAACGTTATCTACTAAAGCTTTGAAGAAAAACCCAAAGGCAATTGAGATACAAGGCGGTGATGTAAAAGATTTAAGAAAGATGGCAGCAGCGGGACTTAAAGGTATGAGAAATTTAAAAAAATACAGAAAAAACGTAAGACAAAAAATAGTTGATATGGTTACAAAAAAAGTAACAAAACCAAAGGTAAATTAATGCCAGTAGGATATTTTTTCGGAGTAGCATTTAGACATGGAAGACCAATAGTTAAAGGTGCATCTAAAAAATTTCAAAAACTGTTTGAAAAAGAATATGGCGAGAACAGAGCCGCTGGTTTAAGTACATCTTCTGCACATAAAGAAGCTGCTTCAACTATTAATAAACAATTAAAAGAGTTTCCAAAGAAGGTAAAATAATGGCTTTAAAATCAAAAGCATTAAGAACTATTGATGACTTAACCCCAAAACAAAGAAAGTTTGTTGATATTCTAGTAGCTAATTGGGGTGAGATCACAAAAGCTGAAGCTTGTAAAAGAGCGGGGTATGAAGCTAAAAACGATAAAAATTTTTCTGACATTGGAAGTAGACTTACAGTACGAAGACACAATCCACACGTAGTCAAGTATTTAGACCAACAGCTTGAAAAAGCTAAAGCTAAATATGAAAAGGATAGATTACGTAGATACAAAAGATTAGAAAAATATGCAGACGCAGCTTACACTGAAAAACAATATGCATCTGCTATTAATGCTGAATATAGATCAGGACAATTAGCGGGTTTATATGTAGATAAAAGAGAAGTAAAAGTATCAGGATTGGAGGGTATGTCGCGTGCAGAGCTTGAGAAAAAACTCACACAGCTTTCAAACAAGATCGATGGTTTCAACGCCAAAACGATCGAAGTTGAGCCAGAGACAAAAGAATTACCTAAAAAGTAATAGTTGGACCTCTTTCATTACTGTTTTCAATGAAGTACACAATCCAGACCTTAGTATTAATTTAGGTAAAATAAATGTTAAAACGGAAAAAAAGTAAATATAAACAAGCTGTTGTTGGTAATAAAAAATATTACTATTATAGAATTTATTGGCTAGATCCGTGCGGGGACGCGGGGCATAGAGATAAAGATGAAGTAAAAAAATTAAAACCCGCTAAGATGATTACTCACGCATTTGTTTTTGATAAAGATAATAAATATGTGTGGACTTTTGCTAGTTATGATAGTGAAGCTGCTGTATTCTCCGACTGCAATGTACTCTTAAGATCCAGTGTAACTAAACTTGAAAGGGTGTTGAACCGATCTGAATAATTTATGAAGAAACGTGAGTCTAAACTTTGGCAAAGGATTAAAAAAAATATTACAAAACCTCATTTAATACGCGTAGAATCTAATACTATCAATGGTATTCCTGATATTAACGGCTGTTGGAATGGTAAAGAATTTTGGATGGAACTTAAATCGGACAGAGTTGGATATCCGAAGCTTTCAAAGTGGCAAGTAGCATGGATTAATAAACGAGTTAGTCATGGTGGTATTGTTATCATCTGCGATGAGGCCCTCTCGCAGAGGTCTCTTAAACTTTATAGACCCTTGTCCGCGTTTACTTGTCCTAAGAAACTTAAACCTTCTTTTGTTTTCTCTGCTCCCATTTCTTGGCCCGCTGTTGAGGATGCGTTATGGGAACTTCTAGAACTACCTTCCGAGGCAGCCCGCGACCAAGCAAGCGGTCAACGGTTCGCGAATAGGATTAAGTATGGATCAGCGTCATTAACTGACCTAGACTTGGCACGGTGTTAATTTTTTAGTAAATTATAAACGGGGGCAAACTTTTATGTTCGTTGTTTCTGTTTAGCCCCCACCCACTAACGGACCGTTGTTAAAAAAAATTCTACCAGTTAAAAAGGACCCTAAAAAAAATTCGATTCAGATCTAGAAATTTAGTTAATAAAACGAACCGCGAAAAACGAGGTACTTGTGCGCATACGTTGTAAGTGTAAGTTGAATAGAAATAGTATATACTGAAACGGTATGGTTTCTATAAGTAACATTTTATTTAGTATTATGATGTGTATCTTAGCCATTTTTATTTCTATCTGGTATTTTGTTTTATATTTGTTAGATATTATGCTAGACCTTATTGAAAAGGGGACCCAAAAGCTGAAAAAAATTGGAAGATGAATTTAGATACATTTTCAGATGATGAATTAAGAACCTTAATTCTAAAGAAACAGATTGAGTATATTAAATTATGCCAAGACAACTTTTTATTATTTGTCAAAGCAATGTGGCCTGATTTTATTTATAGACAAACAGAGGACCCAAAAAAGTGGGGGCACCATCAAATTATATCTAATGAGTTTCAAGACATAGCAACTAAAAAATCTAAACGTCTTATTGTAAATATGCCACCAAGACATACCAAGTCAGAGTTTGCTTCGTATTTATTTCCTGCTTGGATGATCGGTAAAAATCCTAAAATGAAACTTATGCAAGTATCACACAATGCTGAACTTGCTTCGCGGTTCGGTAGCAAAATTAGAAACTTAATGGAGACCGAAGACTACAAAAGTATTTTCGGAGATGTTAAACTCAGAGAAGATAGTAAGGCTAAAGGACGTTGGGAGACCAATCATGGTGGAGAATATTTTGCAGCGGGGGTAGGCGGTTCAATCACAGGACGAGGGGCGGATCTTCTTATTATCGATGACCCACACACTGAACAAGATTCAATGTCTGACTCAGCTATGGAAAGAACTTACGAATGGTACAGCTCAGGACCAAGACAAAGATTACAACCTGGTGGTTCGATAGTCGTTGTTATGACTAGATGGGCAACGGACGATTTAACAGGAAGGCTCATCAAATCACAATCAGAACCAAAAGCAGATACATGGAGAGTTGTAAGCTTCCCAGCAATACTGGACAACGAACAACCTGTGTGGCCTGAGTATTGGCCATTAGAAGAATTAGAAAAAGTTAAAGCATCTGTAACAGCAAAAAATTGGAATGCGCAATATATGCAAGATCCAACTTCAGAAGAAGGTGCAATAATCAAAAGAGATTGGTGGCAAGATTGGAGCGAAGAACGGATACCTGTTCTTAAACATGTTATACAAAGTTATGACACTGCTTACTCTAAAAAAGAAACAGCCGACTATTCTGCAATAACAACCTGGGGAATTTTTCAACCAGCTGAAGGTTATGAAGACTGTATAATTTTATTAGACGCTATAAAAGGAAGGTTCGATTTTCCTGATCTTAAAAATTTAGCAATAGAGCAATATCAATACTGGCAACCTGAAACAACTATTATTGAAGCTAAAGCCTCAGGACAACCATTAATACAAGAATTAAGAAGATCTGGTATTCCTGTTATAGATTATGTTCCCGCTAAAGGACGAGATAAATATACTAGAATAAACTCAGTTGCACCCATATTCGAATCACAAATGGTATATGCACCATTAGACGAAAAATTTGCACAAGAAGTTATAGAAGAAGTAGCTGCCTTTCCGCACGGTCAATTTGATGACTATGTTGACAGTATGACCCAAGCGGTGTTAAGGTTCAGAGAAGGCGGGTTTATTACAACTTATCAAGATGCAATAGACGAACCTAATTTTAAGATAGAAAAAGATTATAAATATTATGGATAAACTAGCTAAAAAAAGAATGATTGCTATCGCGAAAGATACAGTCAAAAATCCTGCGAAAGCTTTATTAGGAGGCCCTTCTTTATCTGAAGCAAAAAAAATTCTCAAAAAATTTGGTGTAAAGAAAAAAATGAGTGGCGGTATTATGAAAGCATCTTCAGGTAAGATGACTGAAGCAGATTTACAAAAAAAAGTAGATAGAGATGCTAAAATTAGCAAGACAAGAAAAGCAATCGAGAAAATAAAAAGGAAAGAGTTTAATGCAGATCCTTTTCAATCAGATCTCGCTCTAATGCAAAAGCAAAAACAGAAAAAATTAGCTCAACAACGGGCTATGGAGGCGCAAGGTATGTCTAAAGGTGGTATGTGTAGAGGTATGGGCGCAGCTATCAGAGGCGGAGATTTTAAAGGAGTAAAAA